AATATAGGATGTTAGCCTTGAAATATTTTGCAGATACTTCTGTAAAGCAAGGGTATCTTATAAGCAAGGAAGAGGCACTAAAAACCAAATGGTTGGAAGAGTCTTACCTTGATGATGAGGTTTGGTCCAGTTCTTGGGATAGTATTATAGGAACCATGCAAAAAGTTTTTCCAGAAACTAAGGACCTGAAACCAAAAGCCAAAGCAGCCCCTAAAGTTGTTAAAAAGGGAAGCTCGGGAGGAGAGAATGGAAAAAGTATTTAATCTAACTTCTACTTTCAAGTCTCATACTGAGGACGACGGTAGTATTAAAATCCGAGGAATGGCTAGTACTGCAGATTTTGACCGCGCGGGCGACTCTATATCAGCAGACGCATGGACTAAGGGTGGGTTAGATAATTTCGAGAAGAATCCGATAATTCTTTTCAATCATGATTACAACAGGCCGATTGGAAGAGCGACGCAAGTCAAAGCTTCTAAAGATGGGCTTGAGTTAACAGCAAAAATTAGTAAGGCAGCTAACGATGTAGCTGAACTAGTTAAAGACGGTGTTCTTGGAGCCTTTTCTGTTGGTTTCCGAGTCAAGGACGCTGATTACTTAGAGGAAACCGACGGATTGAGAATAAAGGACGCTGAATTGTTTGAGGTATCGGTAGTATCTGTACCCTGTAACCAAACAGCTACTTTTTCACTGGCGAAGTCCTTCGACTCGATGGATGAGTACGAAGATTTCAAAAAAACTTTCACTAATAGTGACGGGGCGCAAGTCCAAAAGGAGATACAAATGTCTGAAGAGACAAATCAACCCGTTGACTTGGAAGCTTTTGCTAAAAAAGTAGCTGAGGAAACTGCTGCTAAAATTGCAATGAAGCAAGCCGAGCAAAAAGCAGCCGATGAGGCTGTACAAAAAGAAGTTGAGGAAAAAGCAACTGCGGAAGCAGAAGCCAAAGCTCAGCAAGAAGAAGAAGTCAAGACTGCAATCAAAACTGGCGTAGAGTCAGGTGCAGAACGCTTGATGCAAGACATCCGTAAAGAATTCGAAGATGAGAAAGTGAATGCTGCGGAAGTTATGGAGAAGTATAAGAAAGACCTAGAAGAGAAGCAAGCTGAACTTGAAGCAATTCAAAACAGTAAGCGTGATTTCTCTGGACGTCAGAAGAGCGATCTTCAGGCACATGGTCGAGAGCTTCTCGAAGCAACTGTTCTTGGCAAGATTACTGGAAAAGGTATGGATACCGATTTCGGAAAGAATGTCATGCAAAAAGCTGGAGTGGATTATACATCTACTACCTCAGCAGGTATCGATGTAATCGTTTCAACTCAGTTTGAGAACGAAGTACGTCAGGAAATGAAGGTTGCACCTCTTTTCCGTGATATCCAAGTTGCTTCCGGTGCCACTGTACTACCATTGGCCCCAGACGCAGGAGCAGCAACGTTCAGCGCAGCTGGTGTAGGTGATTCATCTAACCAACTCTCTGACGCAGGTGATAACAACTATACTGTTAGCCAAGTAATCTTACAGGCTCACAGATTGATCGCTGGTACTTATATCTCAAATGATACCGACGAGCAAGTAGTTGTAACATTGTTACCTATTGTTACTTCCGCACTAGCACGTGCGCACGCAGTTGCGCTTGACAAGGCTATCCTTGTTGGTGCCTCCGCTGGCTCAATATCAAAAGGTCTAGCAGGTGATAATGGTGCTGATGATGCAGGTGGTTATGGAAGCGCAACTACTGCCGTTTCTGCAGTATCAATCGATGCTGATACCTCAGCTGAAGTTACTCCCGCCATCCTTCTCGGCATGAGAAAGGAAATGGGCAAGTATGGCATGGATCCCTCAAAGGTAGCGTTCATTGTTCCTAATGACGTTTACTACGAGTTAATTGATGCTTCTGGATTCACCGACGTAAGCGAAGTTGGAAACGACCTTGCTACTAAGCGTATCGGTGTAGTTGGTTCGGTCTTCGGGTCTCCCGTAGTCGCAACTAACCAGCTAGCCAATAACCTAGCCGCAGGTGGAGCAGCAACTACATCAGCAGCAATAGCAGTTAATGTCGACAACTATGTTATACCCCGATTAAAGGGCGTTAGCATTGAGACAGAGTACAGCGTGAAAGATCAGCAGAATGTGATCGTTGCAGCACAGTCCCTCGGCTTCGCCGAACTGTACGCAGCTTCAGGTTCTGATAAGCCTTCATTGCGACTCAAGTATGTCTAATATTGACTACTAAGATTACTACGGTAATCTTTGGAAACTGGGGAGGTAATCCCTCCCCAAGTTTTTACTAATTAACTTATGGCAGATTTAATAACATTACAAACATATAAAGACGCTGAAGGTTTAAGTACTCCAAAAGAGGACTTGAAAATTGAGGCATTAATTCCGTCCGTGAGTCAATTAGTAAAAACTTATTGTGGTAACACATTTGTTGATTATTTTTCATCAAATAAAACTGAAACATTTAATGTTGACTGGTCCACTCATATTGTACAATTAACTGAGAGTCCTGTCAATGCCATCGTAAGTGTACAAGAGCGAGAAGACTACGCTAGTAGTTACGCTACGCTTACAACAGGCGCACAAGAGTATTATTTAGATACTTCAACTGATAGTATACTTCGTACTACAGCGTCAGGATATAAAAACTGGCAGAAAGGAGTAGCATCAGTAAAAATAGTTTATACAGCAGGATACAGCGCTGTACCAGCAGATTTAAAACTGGCAGTAATTGATTTAATTACATACTACTTAAAAGACGAACATAAAGAGCGAAGAACTATACAAGGAGCAAGTATACAAAATGCTGCCAGTTCTTCACAGAAAGACAACGTAGCTTTTCCTGATCACATAAAGCGAGTCCTAGACTTATATAAAAACTTTTAGTGAGTAAAGCAGCAATACAAAATTTTGTAGATGAGCTAGTTGTAGAAATGGGCAAAAAGTCCCCTATATTTAGGAGTGATTATAATTTACAGCCACATACATTTGTTTTCACGCCAGGAAGGTTAGGAACACAAATGATCAAGGCAGCCAAACACTCATCGAAAGACGGATGGGAGCTAACAAATAATGATATGGCACAGATTAGAATGTTAGCGGAGAAACAGGGCGCTTTCTTAGTAAATTATATAAAAAGTCTGGGAGGAAAATCGTATAGTACAAAAGGTGTAAAACTTACGTTTACTACTTCTACAGATCAAGAAGTACTAAACCCTAAGTGGAAAAGAGACGCAATGCCTGATGCTCCTCCAATGTTTGATCAAAGCAATATCTATCAGAAAGTAAAATCTGCGTATTCTGATACTATTGAAGCTTATTTTGAATCGGTTCAGTTTTATTTTACTTCTCAAGAAGAGACCTATACAAGTAAAAAAACAAAACGAACTAGGAAAAAAGCTCTACGAACAGGAAAAGAGGGGGGTGGCGGAATAGCCGCATCAGCAGGTTCCGTATTAGAGGCAGGACACGAACACGGCGAAGGCATTGTCGAGACTCAAATGAGAGCCGCTTTTAATACTACTTACGATAAACTAACAAAAGAATTACAGGCAGAGGGCATTGCAGATGCTCAAGAGATGTATCAATTATTACAAGGCTTAGGCCTTAAACTCTCCGCTATAAGAGCTGATGATGGAGAGGGTTTTGTAATAATGCTAGAAAATAGAATAGGTAATAGGGCGTTCGGAGATGTTGCAAAAAAAGCAAAAAGAGCATTTATAGAAACTGCTTCAGACGTTATAAGAAGCCCAAAGCTAGATTTTGGAAATATGGAAGGCTCAGACTCTGTAGTTAGAAGAAATAGAAAACTAATTATAAAAGGTATAGCAGAGGAGTTTAGAAAGAACCGACGTGCTAGAGTAACAACAGAAGATATAACTCTTAAAAAGTCAAAAGGAAAAGCCTCCGCTATTATTGGTAAGCCTAAGATTAAGAAAGCAAAAGCAGTTACTTTAGCTAAAACGGTCGCTCTTCCAAAGGCAAAAAGACGAACAGGAAAAAGAAAACCAGCTCCGCCAAAAATGGCTCTACAAAATATATTGGGAGTTCTAAATAATCAACTCCCTAGAGTAGTAGCCGCAAATATGGGTACTCCTAGACTTGAAAATAGGACTGGAAGATTCGCACAAAGTGTAAGAGTCACAGATGCAACAAAAACCCCTCAAGGTTTCACAAGTATTGGTTATACTTATATGAAAGAGCGATACGGCGGATACGAGAGTACAAGTGGTAGTAGATTTGCAGATATTGATAGAGACCCCAGACCTTTAATAGATCAGTCCATAAGAGAAATTGTAATAGGGTTTGGATTAGGAAGAATATTTACTAGGAGACAATAATGACCGCAAGAACGTATGCTTCAAGAAGAAAACGCATTGTTGACGCTCTTGTTACAAAATTAAAAACAATAAACGGTCAAGGAGCTTTTTTAACAGATGTTGGAGAAAATGTACATCCAACATTAAAATTTTGGGATGAAGTTGATGAATTCCCCGCCTTACATCTAAATGCAGGAAGTGAAACTAGAGAGTATCAATCCGCAGGTGTAAGAGATAGATTTTTATCGGTAACGATTCGCTGTTATGTGCAGGAAGAAGATGCACAGGAAGCATTAAACGAACTGATGGAAGATGTCGAAACAGTTATCGAAGATAACTCAAGATTAGAGTATACTGACAAGATGAATACTGTCTATTATACTCAACAAATCACAGTCATTAGTATTGATACTGATGAGGGTGTACTCGAACCTTTAGGAGTAGGCGAAATGCTCATCGAGGTTCGTTATTAGAAAATTCTGGCACGAATAAACATTCACGCCCAGTCTTTTCAAGATCATAGGAGATAACTATGGCTGAATATTTACATTTTAGTAGAGATTCGCGGCTCTACATGGAAAAAGACGGCTATCTGTGGTCTATTCCGGTACTTGATGGATTCAGTTTCTCTCAAGCAACGAATGCATCAGAGATAACTCTCAACGAAATGGAAGACTCTTCAGGTCGTTCACGTAGAGGTCGTAAAATGTTTACGGACTCTCTATCAGCGGCAGAATGGTCGTTTTCCACTTATGCTCGTCCTTTCTTAGCTGCTGCGGGAGCTAATGAAGATGGAACAGGTAAAGCAAACAGACAAACTACAGCTCAGGTGCACGCTGTTGAAGAAGCCCTTTGGGTTGCTATGGCAGGTCAGAACGTGTACAACAGAGCAGGAAGTAAGTTTACGCATCCAACAACTGGAGGCTCGATTTCAAGTTTTACTATTGATGATGCAACTGATACTGATTCTGGAGACAGAGCTGATAATACTTACACGTTTAACGTAGGAAGTGGTCAAAATAGCACA